CTCCCTACCTCAGTAGCCGAGGGAGCAGAAAACAGCCCAGTCCTTGAGTGACTGGGCCTTATTTTGCTTGTTTGAGTCTTCGTATCTCGGCTCGGTTGTTGAGTGTATCAATAGCAAGAACAGCAACTTGACTGTCTATTTTATCCACAAAGTCAAAGACCTTATCTAGTGTTTCTGCTATTGAGTCGAATTTATTGTCATGTTCGTATAGTTTACTCCTCCTTGAGTTGTATTTTAACACTCTATGAGAGGGGATTAAAGAGGGGTTTATGTTTGTTTTTGTTTTTTATGTTTCCTGAACTCTTTAAAGTCCCACCAAAAGTTAAATACTCTATTAAACGCTTCATCAAGTACTACAGCAAACACTATTACAGAACAAACTAACATAGACAAAATCCAAATAGCGTACTTTTGAAATTGCTCTATATAGAGTAATCCTAAAAAGAAACCCACAATAACCAACTGAAAGAGAGAAGCTATTATGTAACGCATTAATTAACCCCCTTTAAACACTCTCTAGAGTATTACCCAAGTAGTATTATAGCAATACCACGCGAGTTGTCAACCCCTCAAGAGTGTAAAAAATCCGTGAACACCAAACCACGCGAGCTAGCTCCAGAAGTGTAACGCCTCCCCGATATTTGTATTAGTGAGAGGGGAAAAGAGGGGTTTTCTCTTTTGTGGCTCGCTCGGAAGCTAGCTCGGAGGAGGTGAGACATGTGGCTTTAAAGATCGCGAATAGCAAAGTAAGTGACAAAGACTGGAGTAGCGTTGACAAGTCTGCGATTTGGCGCAGATTGAAGCNAGCGCTCGAAAATGGCGAAGCTGGTGCAACTGAGGCTGTTCGCGAAATGTATGCGGTGGTCAAGAGCACCATTAACGCCGACCTTACACAAGAGGACTGTTGGGGCCCTCACCATGAGATTCAAGGCGACACGCTCGTTTTGAACAAAAACGGACTCTCGGCGGCAGCAGCAGCGCTGGCAGGAGCACGAGCGAAGCCAAACTTGACTCCCGAGCAAAAGCGCAAAGCTGCGCGTCACTTGTTGCGCCATTACCGCGCGGCTGGTTTGGAACCTCCTGAGTCGCTTACGAAAATGGCTGAGGAAGACTCGTCAATTGTGGGGCACATTAAATCAGCGGAGGAGGAGTCGCTTACGAAAATGGCTAAGGAAGACTCGGAGGAAGTGGTGAAACTGGACGAACGACTCTACTACATTGGCAAGTTTACCGAAACGGTAAACAGCGAAGGCGAAGACATGATTCGACAAGCGGAACTCTTCTCGGTTGGGGTTCACCGAGGAGTTGAATATACGCAAGAAGACCTTGAGGAACTGGCTCGCAACTTCGACCCTAACGAGGAGATTCCTGTCCAGATTGACCACTCCGAGTCTGCCAAAGACACGGTTGGCTATCTCGAAAGTGTTGAGGTTCAAGACGGTAAGCTACTTGGTACGCTGCGCATTATTGACGACTTCGCTAAAGAGCGTATTCGCAAGAAGTTAATGCGCAAGCTCTCAATCTCCTTCTACCTCAAGTACACCGAACAAGGTTTTAAGCCTTACAAAATCCGCGAAGTTTCCCTCGTTGCTTTCCCGCAAGTTAAGACCGCACGCATTTTTAGTGAGAACGGATATATTTCCACCTACGACGAAGAGGAGGTTGAAGCGATGGCGGACAAAGATGTGAAGCTGCGTGAGCAAATTCGTGAAGAAGTTGAACAGGAAGCTCATGAGGAATTCGCTGAGTTGCGGAAGCGTGTGGAAGAGCTTGAAAAGATTAAGCAGCAATTTAACGAGTCGCAAATTAAGGCTCGGATTGAGAAATTCCAAGAAGACAAGAAGGTTGTCCCTGCTCAAGTCGAGCCTCTGGAAAAGCTGTTGAAAACGTTCAACGAGGAGCAAATGAGCCTGTTCGAGCAATTTATGGCGAACGCTCGGGTGGTTGACCTGTCTGAGAAAGGCGAGGTTCCGCAACACGAGAAAGAACCACAAAAGGACGAGGCTCAAGACGAATTTGAACGGTTCTATGAAGAGTACTGCAAGAAGTACGGTCGCACGCTGTAAAGCGGGTGATTTAGCGCATGTTTCCACCTGAACCCGAGGACAAGGTAACTCGATGGTTTGAAGCGATTGTGCTTATGAGTTTTGCCGTCGTGATGGTTGTGGTGTGTGTTTTGTCGATTGCACTGACGTTGGATTTAATTATCCACATGTTACGGACGGCATAACTGTTGAAACCTGAAGCAAGGAGGCGAGAACGATGGCACGTAACAGGGTTGAATACTACATTCAAGAAGGAGCATTTCACACGTTCAAGGTGAATGCTGACGAGACGCTGTTTATTGGTCAACCTGTTGCGATTCGCGGTGATATGACGGTTGGTCTTGCTGACGCTGGCGAGGAAGCTATTGGGATTGTCTACTCTGGTTCGGTTGGTAAAGATGGCGTAAATGAAGGCTACAAAGGGGACGAAGGCGATGTTGTTACGGTTGTGATGCTGAAACCTCTGGTTTACCTGACTGCTGGCGGCGCTGTTCCTGCTGGCTCTGACGTGGACGTTGGCGATGATGGCAAGTTTGTGGTTGCTTCGACTGGTAAGGTTGTGGCCAAAGCTGTTACGAGCGCGGCTGCGGACGGCGAGCAATTCGTTGCGATTCTGAAATAATTCCAGCAAGGAGGTAGAGAGACATGGCTGACTTGGCACTTGGTCAACACCCTCTGTTGAAGCGTGAATTTGTAGACCGTCGTATTCGTGACCTGATCGGTCATCAATTTGTTGCTGACCAACTGTTCACGCAAACGAGCGTTGATGCGCTGGCTATTAAGTACTTGGTTGATGCTGACGCTGATGAGTTTGGTCGTCAAGCCTACGATGAAGTACCGGAGGTTGGTGAAAACTCCGCGTACAAGCGCATTGGCTTGACGGAAGAAGAAAAGACGGCACTCATTAAGAAATACGGCCTTGAGGTTCCGATTACCTACGAAATGCAGAAATTCGGGCAAGAGTCCCAAATTGAGCGTGCGTACCGCAAGCTCGCCATGAACGTGCGCAAGATGGTTGACACGATGGCTTATAACAAGCTGATGGACAAGAACGCGGGTATTCTGAACTCCACTTCTGGTGGCTGGAGCACTGCTCAAAACATGATTGATGAGCTAGTTGACGCGAAAGCTGAGATTCGCAAGTACGGTTACACGGCTGACACGCTGGTGATTAACCCGCAAGTTGAAGCTATGATGCTCAAGAACAAGGACATTCGTGATGCGCTGCGTCAAAACAACACGGACGTTGCTTTGCTGCGCGGTTATATTGGCGATTTCCTTGGCTTGAGCATTATTGTTGACGAAAACTTCCCTGCCAACCATGTTTTGATGCTCCAGCGCAAGATTGTTGGTGACATTGCGGACGCTGAACCGTTGCGCACGAAGGTTTACAACGAAGATGCGCACGATCGTACGATTGTTCGCGCTACGCGCTTTACGCAAGCGTACTTGACTGACCCGAAAGCGGTCTACCTGATTGAGAACGTGGTGACTGCTTAACGGTTCTCGGGGAGAGGTTGAGATAGTTTGAGGTTACTGTCTCTCCTCTCCCCTTTTCAATACAAACGGGAGGTGAAAACGTGAAAGTCAAAACGCTAGTGGACAACGTTTTGCGATATGGCACGAAAAAGGGAACCATTCTTGAAGTCACGAAAGAGCAAGCGCAACACCTTCTGAAACTTGGTGTTGTCGAGGAGGTTAAAGACGAGAAGAAGCCTGCTAAGAAGGCTAAAGAAGGTGACAAATGATGTACTGCCAAGTAAGTGATGTGAGGGGCGNTTTCAAGAACAAGCTCCCTCCGCAGATTACCGACCAAGACATTGAGTTTTACATTCAGAAGGCTATGGCCGTGGTTGACGGCTACCTCAAGGAAGCCTACAATGTTCCGTTTAATCCAGTCCCCGAGTTGATTAAACACATTACGATTGACTTGACTATCTTCTTTTTATCCGAGTCGCTTTACACCTCTCAAATGCCAAACTTTGATGAATACCATGCGAAACGCTACGACCGAGCCATGCAAATGTTGGAGAAGATCGCTGCAGGAGACATTTCCATTGGAGTCCCGACGAGAAGCACTTACCAAAGTGGTTTTGCTTCAACAAATGAAGAACCTCAGATTTTCACTCTTGAAGAACCTTATTGGTGATGGCTTATGGC